AGGTTCAGTAGCCACTTGCCTGCAATAAATATACTAAGTCAGCCAAGGTGAGAACAGCAACGTATTGCTCAACGGATTTCTCACCCTGACCATTTAGACGTAGAACACCCACGCCCATCCCTTTGTTTGCCTTGCGATCATGAAGTTGGCGCATAAGCCCAGACAAATCTAGGTTTGTCCTAGCCTTGATTTCAATGTCCAGGCCATCAATTCCGGTGATGTCTGAACCATCTCTACCAGCTCCAACAGGTAATGCATGCTTCCAGCCTTGCGCTTGCAGATATTCTGCTATAATGCGCTGCGTTGCATAGCCTCGGTGCTTGCGACTTTGATTACTCACTTAGTTTGTCCTCGCTTGACATGTGTGGCATTTGCAAGGTTTTGCAGACCCAGCCTTTATTGGCTCATTACAATTGTCGCACACGTCAAGTGTTTTATCTAGCACTAACATTCTCATCACCCCACTAACAATTCTTCGTCTTCAGGTCTAAATGACCATGTGCCATCCTTGCCAAGCATCATCCAAATGGCTTTGCATTGTTCGGCTTTTTGCCTCATAGGAAGTAAACAACCCCAACCACGATAAGCACCATTTTTCCCAGTACCTTCGCGCAAGACCCTAGCGCCGTGCTTACACATTGGAACAGGGTGGGCAGATAACTTCTCAATAACAAGATTAACTGCATTCTCAAATACGGGTTCAATGTCAGCTGGTGGCTCAATCGTTGTATCCCAGACGATTTCAGTTTCTTTGTTGTTAGCATCTAAGAACTCCTTATGTTCTTTTGTGCGTACACGTATCGGAGCGTTTGTCGCAGCTTCATTAACCTTAGCCATTTCAAGGCTGCTTGCTCGCTTTCCTTTAGCAGATAATCCGAGATTAGCCAGGCATCTTCCAATTGCGCTAGTTTCGCAATTCTCAAACCAAAAATCGCGATCAACACCCCGATCCTTGCGAGCGCCCCGCGCATAACCAATAGCGGAAGGAGCAGTATCAACGTGGGTACGATAAGCAACTGCCTTAAATATGACAATGCCTTTTTCTTCGTCATTGGTAATGAGTTCTGTGAGTATTGAGCCGTCTTCATAGGTTTCATAGAATTTGTGTATCCTCGTATCTACATCTTCATAGTTTGCTAAATTAAACATCTAGTGTTTCTCCTTTTGCATAGTCAATTTGTTCCTTCAAAGTCCAAGTGCTGCCATCTGGCCATTCTTGAACTTCATTGGCGCAAGATTGGCAGTAATGCCTGACAATCAACTTGCCGTATCGCTTGCTAGTTATTTGCCATACAGCTTGCGTTTGTCCACGTAAAGTGTTAGTGCCCCATCTGCCTTTACAATAGTCACACCAAGTACCTCTAGGTGACCTAGAAAGCATTAAGATCATTCCAATCCTTGACGGCGAGTTCTCCGGCAATGGCGAAGTAAGCAACGGCATCCACCCAAGAATCGTGATTTGATTTAGTTTCCATGATTCTTGCGAGCTTGACCAATGCCATACAGATTGCAATGTCCATCGGCTCAATTGGTCTTTCAAAGTAGGATTCCCAGAGCTTTGCCGTTCGTAACATAGTTTGGTCGTAATGACCATGCGTTGACCCTCTGTTAATAATCGTGTCGTTAGCATTAGTCAAAATGTCTTTCGCTCGCAACTGATTTCCCTCGCCTGTACCCATCTGCCCAGCCTTCCTTATATCCTTTTTCCTTAATGAATACACCGATTGTGTATGCACTTAACACAAATAGAAAACACCATAACGCTAACTCAAGCAAACGCATATCATTCAACATCTGCGCTCACCCCATGTACATCTAGAAAATAAGCAGCAAGAACAGCGCGACTAATTCTGCCGCGTTGTTGGCTCATGCCTAGTTTCTTTTTAGCAAAATCACGTATAAATGAAGCTCGCACAAAGTGCTTGCCATCGGTATACGCACCCGACTTACGATCATACTTAATCGTCATGCCCTAAACCCCTTTCAAATAGGATTTCAAATCCTATTTTGAGGGGTCTATATGCTATTTGTCAAGATACGACACGCCATCATAGTTATCCATATGATCATCAATAGTTCTATAGATAGGGAAAATATCCTCAACCATATCGCTTGCCTTCAACCAGGAAGCTGCCATCTTTTTCTATTGGTATGGCTACTGGCTGCACACGCTTGCGGTCTATGTAAATCATTCCAAACCCTTGCTGCCAATTCATCGTTCCACGGGTGTAATGCGCCCTTGAGATGTCCATTAGGTGTCCTACCTCAAAACCTGTAAGAACGCCCGTTAAAACGCCACCAGAGGCCGTAGAATAGGATGATATGCCCTGCCTATGGGTATGACCACAGACTACGCTCTTACCATGCCTCTTGGCCGCTTCTAGGGCTGTTAAACCCCCTTGTGGCTTAGTGCTTTGCTCATCTCCATGCACCATTACCCATTCATCATGGAACTGGTATGGCTTGGTGTGATAGGTAATGCCTAAGGCATCCAAGTGTAGAAACTTCTCTATCGTCAATTCAGGCAGACCAATTAGCCCAGGCAGGCGCTTGCTTAGTGAGTTGTAGAGCCTTGCTCCGTGATTGCTTCGGCTGAGATGTCGTACTTGAAGTTCGGCGAGGACATTGACAGTTTCGTCACGATCTCTGCCAATACTTCCTGACCACTCATCCCTACCGGTTGACCAGCGGCTAATTGTTTGGAAGTCAATCTCATCGCCCACACATAGAACGTCATCAGGTTTGTATTTTCTGATGAACTGTGCAACATTTTTAACTGCTTTCTTATCGTGAAAAGGTACTTGTAAGTCTGATATGACTACAATTCGCTTAATCGTCATCCTCATCTTCATCTTCATATGGAGAATGATTAGGATTCTGTATTACCCAATCAGGTAAACGCAGCTGTTCTTCAATGTACCAGCGCGCCCTATCTTCACCATATCCAGCACGAACTAAGGCTTCATAACATTCAACAATAGATGCAGCCCATATATCTATGGGTAGCAAAATGTCAGCCTTTGTTCTACGCGCAGCGGCTTCTTTCCGCTTACGCTTAGCGGCTTGTTCGCTTTTTGATATTCTTCTTGCGCTCATGAGTAAGCAATTCTAAGACCATTGATTCAAGTTTATCTATGCGCGACACGATATTTGATGCCTCAAGTATTGCTGGCACTTCATGTCTAATAATGTATCTAAGGCCGCCGACAATTAGGGCGCAGCACGATAGGGTGGCAGCTACAAAGCCTGCCCATTCTGCCGGGCTCAACGCCGACCGAATGCCGTGTCGTTAGGATTTAACCAACGAAGGATTACTGGAAGGCTTGCCGCAAGTGCAGCATTTGCAATATGTGCTAAATCCCAGCCCACCGCTAGATAGGTTGCTATTCCAGCTGCTAAAAAGCTTCTTGCCCAACTTGCGCTTACTTGCTTTAGTTGTTCCATGTAGGGGCTCTCCTGTTAGTATTGGTATCTCAAACATACTGCCATCTGAATCGCCCTTAGCAGTAAAGCTAATGTGTATATGTGTCTTATGTGGGTTTATCCCGGTGTACTTTCTCCATTTGTAATTGCGTTTGTAGCTGGCAATTTTGCCGTTGAAGATAATATAAGAGATTCTTTTATCAAGTCTGGCAAGTAATCGTAGCTGATCCGCAAAGTCATAGGGCTCCGCTTTGTGCGACCTGAAATCAACGTCAATGTCAAGGGCACGTACAATGCCTTCAGCAGTTGGATTGTGATCGGACTTACGCGCTGAATGACGTTTGTCACCGATCCAACCATCTGAAGTTCTATCTCTATCGGGGAACGCATCATCTACCTGCTCGCGTAGTTGTGTCCCTGCCTTGCATAGCTTTGCCATATCTATTTATTATAGCATTTAAATTACAGAATCTTGAGGGATTGTTCTAAAGGCCCAAGGCTTTCAGATCATCGGCGGTTAGACCTAGAACTTCCAACTTGGCCTCGGCTGAGGCTTTGGCTTGTGTTCTTTCTAATTGCTCTGAATTGTATGCCGTTATGACTTTATTGATACTGTCTATTTCGTCAGTAGTTGCATCTCGTTCAATTATTGTGTTGTCTATATTGTAATCAGTTATTTTCATTATAGTCCGTATCCATAAACGCTAATGTTGCCTGTAACTGTTCCTGTTGAAACAGTAAAAAATAAATCTGTGTAAGAAGTTGCTTGTTGGTGCTGGCCTATTACTTTACTTGCGCTGTGATAATACATCGCGCTACCTTCAAAGCCTGTAGCTTTTGTTTCAAAAGGGTTATTTAGTTGTAATATAAAACTAGCACTATCCGCGCTTGTTGTAGTCATATCAACAGGTAAAGCGTATGAACCATTTGTTTGAGTTCCTTGTTGATTACTGCCAGCGTAGGTATAGCGATATTGCCAATAGGCATAAGAAGTAGCTGCGTTGCCGCCAGAATTTCTTAAACCGATAAGAAAATTGTTAGCGGTAGAACTAATTAAGTCACTACCTAAAACAATGTAATTTTTATAAGTTGCGCTAAAAATGCCTGTAATGTTAAATGAACCTGATGCACTTAAAGTAGTAGTGGAAATCAGATTTAAGCCTGCCGATGAAGCAGCAGGAGCAGCCCACTTCAATCCTGTCGCTGTAGAGCTATCAACCTGCAATGAGTGTCCATTTGTGCCGCCAACTGCAAGCCGACTAAAAGTATCTGCACCAGTTCCAACTACTAAATCACCTTTGGCATCAATTGCAGTTGCCATAGTATTTGTAACAACTGGTATTGGGCCAGTACCACTAGCAACCGATATACCTGTACCAGCTTGCACTTCAGTTACATCTCCAGCACCGCTAACGCCTACCCATGCTGATCCATTGTAAACTTCAACTGCATTGGTATCTTGCAGATAACTGACCATTCCTTCAGCCAACACGCCGCTTAATGCAGTAGTGCGAGCAGTAGAGTTGGCAAACACCATAACTGTTTGCTCATTTAAATAGGTATTAACCTGAGCTGCCGTTAACACATCGCCTGTGTTAAAGAGCTTATATCCTGCGCCTGCCATTTGTTCTCCTTAGTAGCTCAGCACGTCTTCACCTAGTATACCCGATACATCGGAATCTAGGACAAAGCCTGCTAATAGTGGTTCGGTGGTGTATAGGGTAGTCATCCAGGATGACTTGGTAATATCGTGATGGATAGCATTTACCAAGCTTGATTGAACAACGCTGGTAGAGCCTGGGGTAGTCTTGGTAACTGTTACTCCATCAAGCAATTCTATATCTACCCCTGCCAATGGCCTATTGGGGTTAGCATCATCGTAAAGGTTAAGCTGAATGCTATCTATGCGTATCTCTGGGTCTTTGCGTGTGGCAAGTATGCCCTCGGCTTGGTCTAGGGCTTCAGCATCGGTCTGCACCAATATGC